TCATCCCAAGCAAGGATGCACCAAGCAATGCTAGCGACTCAGCAGAGATCGGTAGATTATTCGCATTGGACACATCAGATGCTGAGGGTTACGGATATCCAAGAATAGGAATACAAATCGCAATTCCAACAGAATACTACGAAGCAACTCGAAGAACCCCTGCATATCCATTTGTCAACAATGCATTTGTTGAGAAAGGTGTATTCAGAACTATGGGTGAAACTGTCTGTAGACACTTCAAATCTCAAGGTAAGATCAGAGATATTAAACTCTAGTCAAACCATCCTTTTTTCTTTTTTTTAATCTTTATATATAGGTAGATACTACACTTTTATATGGCAGTTACAATAAGTACATCCGATTGGACAGCAGCTAACGTGAGAAAAACACTTTCATGGCAAGCAGCATTAACTTCTAAACTGCGAATTTATAAGGTCAAAGTCACTGCTGGTGGTTCTGACGCTTATGCAACCAATGGAGTGGCAGCTGACCTCACAATAGAGGGAAGAATTTCTACACTCGTTGCAGTGATACCTGAATTTACAGATTCACTATACAAAGTAGAATATGACAAAGCCAATAGTAAAATCAAACTATACTCCGTAGGTGGTTCAGCAGGTGCTGTATTTGCAGAAGTAGCAAACTCAACTTCAATTGCAAATAAAGTATTCGAATTCCTAGTCATAGGCTACTAGAGTCCAAAATAGCCGACTTTTTTTTCTTTTTCAGTCATAATCCTTATATATTCGTAATTATCATATAATTCATGGTAGAATATAACCACAATGTAGTATCTTTCAATGCTGATACAACAATTAAAGGTGCACATGGAGTTATAGTATCAGTTTATGTTACAAAATCAGGTTCATCTGGTGCAAAATGTATCTTTAAAAATGGTACATCTGGAAGTGGAACAGCAGAATTCACCATATTTTCAGAAGAACAAGGTACCTATGTAGGTATAAACAGACGTTTCGAAGATGGTATATTTGCAGATATCACAGGTAATGCTGAATATACAGTCGTTTTCAAGTAAATTTAAATACAAAGCCGAACTAGTATTTATATGGTCACAACATACTGTTCAGTTGGCGATGTATCGGATTATCTCAGAGTCCCTATTAATGCTAACACTACTCCTAATAAAGCACAGGTTGAAAAGATAATCAATCGAAAAGAAAGAGAATTAGAAAGGAGAATAGGACATGCATGGAGATCAAAAAAAGTAACCAGAGAAGTTCATGATTTACCATTACTTTATACTTATGGATGGGGTACACCTATTTTTCTACAACACAGAAACATATACGAACTTGATACAAGTTCTGGAGATAAAATAGAAATTTGGCAGGGTGCAAGTGCAACATGGGATAATATTTTAGATAACTCACATTGGTATGACATAGAATATGAATATGGTAGATTATACTTGAGAGGTTTTATATTTTCAATTCTAAGAAAAAATAGAGTTAGAGTCACGTATAGATATGGTGGAGAAGAGTTTGCTGGTGATACAACTATCCCAGACGACATTGAAGACGCTGTAATTAAAATGACATGTATTGAAATATTAAATACAAGTTTCAGAATGGATGAACTCCCTACTGGTGGTATGACAAATGTATCTGAATCCAAAAGAAAGTGGGAGGAAGATATTGAAAAGTGTATCGAAAACAGAAGGGAGATATTCGTGATACCATAATGAATTTTCAAGATTACTTTACTTCTAGAACAGCAAAACTTTTGAGAGATAGAGGATTTGTTGCAAGAAAAAGAAAAGGAAAACTTTACATAAATACACCACAGGGTGTAAAAGATGTTCAATTGGAAAATGTTTCAGGTCTCTTAGAGTTAGTTGATACACTAGAAGCAATGTTTAAACCAAAAGAATCAATTTACAAAGAACCTCCAGATGTTGCTATAATAAACAAGAGTGGTCAATTTCCAGAAGAAAAATTACCAGAACATTATGATAGATACATAATGCCTAAAACTAGAGTAGATATGTCAAGAATAAGAGATTGGGTTGATAATAAAAAAACAAAAGGTATGACAAATGGTAGCTTAACTGAAGAATATAATGAATGGCAAGGAACTAATTTAGATTCAATATCATCTGAACAAGAAGAATCTCTTAAAGATTCTATGACATTTAGAATAGCAAGAAAAATATGGTATGTTGGTAGAAGACCAGCATCTTTAAAAGATCACGAATGGGATTTAATAACATCAAAAATGAGACCAAAAAGAGGAACCTTCAGTAGAAATGAAAAATGGACTAATATGAGATTTCCATATACACAATCATATTCATACGAAAGTGGGGTTACTAAATGAGCTCTTTCATCTATGATGCAGCAACAGTTGTAATAGATTTACTTAATGATAATTGGTCTGCTGGTCAAGTCCCAGAAATTACAAAGGCATGGAAAAAGAGATCTGTAGGATTTATAGATGATAGAAGAGATCAAATAGTTATAACACCTAAAGCAGAAAAAATACAGTATTTTGGGCTATATGGAGATGATCATTGGCATGATATAACCATAGATTTAGATATCAGAACATATCAAGATGATGAAAGGCATAATGATATAGTCAAGGAGAGTATAAGGATACTAACAGCCAAAATAAGAGGTGGTAGTAGTTATACCGATTTGAGAGTAATTTCCTCATATACAAGAAATCAATACATGCGTAATATGTTTAATCACGTATTAACCGTATCTATTAGAAAAACAAACCCTTCATAAGTAATCTTTAAATACAAACAAAGGGAATCAGTTATATGGTAAGAACAGGTGCATATGCATATGTCAATTATGGTTATGAGAGCACATTTGCTGGTACAGCAAGTGCCATTACTAACTCATTTGGTCAAAGAACAGCAGTTAGTGGACTTACATTAAGTACCAATAAAATGTCATTGGGAAAGTTAGGTCAAGTAGACCCAACAGCATTCGCATATGGAACACAAAGTGGAACATTAGGTATTAACTTTGTATTAGGAGATACAACATCTCATAAGATATTTAAATCAATTCTTGGTTCTGCAAGTGGTGCTGGAACTACTGGAAACCCATATATTTATGGTAGTGCAACAGAAGGAGCTGCAACAAAAACACTAATAGGTAATACATTTACTACAGAAATTGGTTTTCAAGGTGAAACTGATACATTAGTAAGAACAATGAAAGGATGTGTAGCAAATTCATTATCAATAAGTACATCAATAGGTGGAACTGTTGATTGTTCTGTAGACGCTGTCTATGGAAAGGAAGATGCACCAAGTACTTCAGGTTTTTCAGATGACTCAACAGAAAACTCACAACCATTCACATTTGCACATGGTTCATTAAAAATAGGTGGAACAGTTGTAGCAGAATTACAAGAAGCAGATATAAACTTTTCACAAAACGGTGACTTGTTATACACAATAGGCTCACAACAATCAGTTGCTGGTATTAAAAGAAGTTTAGATATTACTGGTAGATTTAGAGCATCATTAAAGAATGATGATTTGATTGACCAATTAATATTACAGTTGAAAGGTTCAACTTATAAAGAAACAGTTGAAAGTATGGGTACACCAGAATTAGAATTAGTATTTACTAACGGTGCATCAAGTCCAAAATCAATTACAATTACTGGATATGGTCTAGGAATAAATGATCATGCAGTATCTGGTTTAGAACCAGTTGAACCAGTATTTGAAGAAATTAACTGGCAAGTAAAACGTGTAAAAATTACAGTAGTAGATCAATAGGTTTATTAATTACTTATTAAAATGTAATATATGGCTATAAAGTCTTTTGAAATAGATTGGGGTGGCACACCTGAAACAATTGAATATGAAGATGACATCACATATGGTGAACTAGAAGCAATACTTCAGAATTCAATAGATTTAGGAGATGTATCAAAACCAAAAGTTGATATCCCAAAATATAGATTTCAAATACTTTTAAAAGTGTTAAGAAAAGCACCATTTGCAGTAAATGATGCAGTAGCACTTAGAAATATTAAATCAAGACAAGCCAATTCAATCATGAAGGAGGTCATGAAAGACTACCCTTTAGTGAAATTCTTAGGGGACTGGGTGGAAACGTTTACAGGCTCTCTGAATCCGACAGAGATAGATTCGCTATCTACTACGTCTGTGCAATAGAATTTGGATGGGACTACGAAAAAGTCAATAAATTACCTCTAACTTATCTAAGAAAATTAATGGCACTACATATGGAAGAAAAACGTAGAGAGCAGGCACAGATGAGACATTCTAGAACCAAGAAATCTTTTTAAACTAGAAGGCATATAAAACATTATGAGTGCAAACGAAGGGGATGAAGGTTTTGATGATACTGAAATCACTGATGAGCTACAAAAAGTAGTAAAAGGACTTGCTGAGCAAGTAGAAAGACTCACCAAATTGATGGAAAAACAGGCAAAAGCCACTGAGGGTAGTACAAAATCATTTCATAAGACAGTGGATGAGCAAAAAGAATTAATTAAAGCACAGGGAGATATGGTAAAAGAAAACTTAAGATACAGAAAATCATTACAAGATACTACAAGTTCTATGCAGATGTTTACAGGTTTATTAAGCAAAGGTGCAACAATGGCTACAGTATTTAGTGCAATATCAAGTAAAGGAAAAGCTCTTTCACAGCAATATGAACAATCAAAAGAAGATTATAATGAATTGACTAAAACTGTTCAAAACTTAGAAAAAGCTATTGCTGAAGAAACAGACCCATCAAAAAGAGAAGAATTAGGTAGAGAGATGACTCAAAAACAAGGTGAACAAGATGAGGCAAAAGAAAAAATGGATGAAGGTATGGGAAAGAATTTATCAAAATTAGGAGAGTTTGCAGATAAACATAAAACTGGTATATTATTAGGTGCAGGTGCAGCTGGTACATTACTTAAAGTATTAAAGATGGCATTTGATGCATCACCGATGTTCCAACAAATGTCAAAGATGTTAAAGTTTGGTGTCATGATGATATTAAGACCAATTGGTGATTTCTTTGGTTTTATAATGAGACCTATTATGATTATGTTACTTAGAAAATTTATTATACCATGGTACACAAAGATGTATCCAGTTATGATTGAGATGGGTAATCTTATTGGACAGAAACTTGCTGGTGCATTCGAAGCTTTAGCTGAAGGTGATGTTTCAAAAGCATTTGCATTATTGTTCAAGGATGTTGACTTTAAACAAATACTAGTTGATATGACTCAAGGAATAAGAGATTGGGTGGATAATACAGATTGGGCTCAAGTTCAAACAGATATAGCAAATGCATTGATAGCATTTGGAACTGGAATATGGGATTATGTGTTAGAACCATTAGGTACATGGGCTTATGATGAATTAAAAAAATGGTGGGATGATGGAATAGAAAGTATAAATGCAAATTGGAATAATTATTGGTTGAGTGTTTACGCATGGTTTGCAGCAGGTGTAGGTGGTATAGAAGACTCTTGGAATAAATTCTGGACTGGTGTATGGGAATGGTTTTCAGGTGGAATAAAAACTATAGGTGCTAATTGGACTGGTCTCTGGACTACAATATGGAATTGGATAATGGATGGAATAAGAGCAATACCATTTATTGGTGACATGGTTGCTAATGGTCTTGGTGGAGGTATTGAAGATGGTAGACATAAAAACGAAGATTTCCTTGGTGGTCTTGGAAATGGTATAATGGATTTCCTTGGATTTGGAAATAATAATAACGGTGGTAACACATACGATCAAAGTACACATATTGAAATAAATGGTGGTAATAGTATGGATAATCATAATATGAGATCAACTATATTAGAAGCACAGCAAGTTTCAAGTTCTAGGAGAAATAGGAGATAGGTATGGGTTCTATTTATTTATACAAAACATCTAACATGTATGGTGGAGAAACCCTTAGATTAGAATTAGCTAACTTATCTGACTTAAACATGACATTAGATCAACCAGTATCACCTATGGCTTTACCACAAGAAACTTCAACACAGAACGTTCTAGTTAAAATGGAGGGTAATACTGAGACTATCACTGTGAGTTGGCAAATTCATAATGTGGATAGTAGTTCACCTATAGTTAAAGAAAAAGCAGCAATAAGTACATCTGGTCAATGTCATGATGATGCTGCTGGTACAACTGCAATATCAGGTTTAGCAGACTCTGGATATTATGAATCTAATGAGATAGCAGCATTTTTACTTTCAACATTACAAGGTTATAATATATCTGATAGGTATTTCATAGCTATACCAAAGAAAGCAGGTGAAGTTATATTCAAAGAAGGTTTCGTTACAAGAATAAATTGTGCAATATCTGGTGGTTCACCAGTAGTTTGGCAGGGTAGTCTAACAATGATAGTTGGTAATGTAATATCAATGTATGATGGAGATACACCTAATGAACCAAGAAATGTTGCAGCAGCACAAGTTGATAATGGTGGTGACACATCTGGAGAAGGTGGTGGTACAGCAACTAAGATTAGATTACGATGGCAAGCACCTTCAGATACAGCTTCAACTATCACACAATACAGAATTTTCAGAAAATCTGGAACTGATTCATATGTTGTTGCAGATAAGATTAATGATAGTGGTCTTGATGGTGCAGTATCAGGTAATAGTGCATATAAGGAATACGCAGTTACTGGCTTAACATCAGGTAAATCATACAGATTTAAAATAAGTGCTACAAATAGTGGTGGTGATGGAATGCATTCAGATGAAGTATCTGCTGTATTCCCATAGGTGTTACATTGAAAAAAGTAAGATGTTACATAAATAATAAACCTAGAGAGTTGATTAGGGCTAGGGTTGAGAAAAACGGTACAAGAGCTGTAGATACTGGTGAATTTACTCTACCAAGACAGGTTGCTGTAACAAAAGGTGATAAAATAACATACATACAAGATGTAGTTAATACGAAATCATTGGTAGGAGTGTGGAATTTCTTCAATGCTACTAGAGATGAAGGTGGGTATGACTTAGATGGTAGTGAAGCATCTGGTGTTGAAACCACTGCAACATATCAAGACGGATGTGATGGAAAAGTTATATATTTTCAAGGTAGTGATACTTCAAGAGCTGTTAGAATTGATGATGATTCTCATATTGATTTTTCTGGTCAATTTGATATAGTTATATGGTGTAATGTACCATATCATTCAAACTCTGATGCTGGTTTTTTATTCAGTAAAGGTAATAGTACAAATTATGTTAAAATATCACATACAGCAGTTTCAAGTAGTACTACTTACGCAAAAGCTGAAATAAAAATAGGTGGTGCAACAATGACACCTATAACTGGTTCAAATGTTAATCTTTTTTCAGGTCAACCAACTCATATTGATTCATCACAATATCATTTTATACGTTTAAAGAGAGATGAAAATGATTTAGTTACCTTATCTGTTGATGGTACTTCAGAAGGCACACAAACTATATCTGGAAATGCATCAACTAGTAGTACATATTTATATTTAGGTGGAGATATTGATGGTTCAGATAGACCAGTGGCAAAAATAGCACAGGTTAGATTATATTCTGGTGGCTATTTAACAAATGATGATTATACAACACTTAGACAAACAAGAAGACAGCCTAACACAATGAGATTTGGTGGTTTGGTATGGAAAGTTGATGAAAAACCAACATATAAAAAAGCATATTGTAAAGCTTTTGGAAAAATATTACATGAAGCAGTTATTGTAGGTGATACATCTTCTGTTGCACCAACTTGGACTACAGGTGATGCTAATATAACAAGAAATGTGTATAGAAGTAAAAATGGAATAGAGATAATAACAGATCTTTGTAAAATCTTTAACACTGGTATAAAAGTAGTCGATGTTGATGGAAATATAACTTCAACTTATACAGAATATCATGCAAAAGGTAGTATTTTTGACAATGTATTATTATTATCAATAAACGGTACAACAGATTCATCATATAGTATAGATTCTAGAAAAGTATTGAGACTAGAAGATGATGACATCGATTATTATTCTGGAGGTGGTACTATATCTGGTAATGGTACAAGTGCAGGTAACACTCATACAAAATTCTCACCAATAACATTCAAACAGGGTGTCATAAGAGTGAAAGATTTGGGTTATGATGATAGTACTGTTGCAACATATGTGACTGTAATTACTGGGGATATAACAGTTTATCCTAAAACTGAAACATTAAACTCTGGTGGTAGTAATAATGATTTTGATTTATTAAGTAATAAAGCTGCTGATTTATCTAAAAAACCATTAAACGACCCAAGAAGATTAACATTGATACATTCATCTGGTGGTACAGATACAACATGTACTTACTCAAAAACACCTACTGCATGGAATCAATTTTATGTTGACACTGAAAGAAAATATCTAGTATTAGGTGAAGACCCAACATCTAGTCACACTGGTACATACACTTTAACATATGATTATGAAGATATATCAACAAGTAATTATTACAGAACAAGAGGTGGTGATCAAGCAACTCTAGGTGAAATATCAAAAGTGCTGTACGTCCCACAATTAAAAGGTTCACATGGTACAAATAATTTAAGTAATTTTGGGTTGAGGTATATAAGTAAATTTGGTGCATTGAACAGAAGAATTAGTTTGGTTGCACCTACTTTAGTTAATCATATAAGAGAAAACTATAGAGTTAAGGTTATAGATACTACACATGGTGTGTCAACAGCATCTAATTTATCTGTTAGAAGTATAATATATTATTATCCAGAAGCTATAACTGAAGTTAATCTAGGTGATCATATGCTTGATGCATTTGACTTAGATAATGCATTATCAGGCTCATTATACGAGTTAAGGAACACTTTTACTCAATCAGACCCAATATAGGTTCAAAATCTTTAAATACTAATATCGGTATGGTTTAGTATGATGACACTAGTAGAATCAGACACTCCAGTCACCAATTGGGTAAATCCAGACTTGAATATATGTGTGGTAAAGGAAAATTCTGAAACTGGTAAGAAAACATGGTTATATACTCATAATATTGTAACAAACGATGGAGATTTATTTTATGCACAACAAGCAGTAGGAGAATCACCAACTAGCGACTTTGATGGTTCAAGTGGAAGAATGGAACTAAGAACAGGTTCAGCAACTCCAGCAAAAGGAGATACATATGCTCAAGTAGCAACACCAGTAGCAGGTTCAAGAAAAGCTATAGATGCTAATTATCCTAAAACTAATGACGGTGATGGAGACAATACAGGTTCAGGTACAGATATTGTAACATGGAGAACCAGTTGGACTACATCAGACTTTAACGCAACTGGAATTGTTGGTGGTTGTATTCATGTAGGTGCAGCAAGTCCAGCAAGTGGAACAAAATTATTAACACATTACAGTATCACTTCATTTGATAAAACAGCATCAGATACACTAAAAATATTCGTTAATCATACTTTTACAGGTGTATAATCTAATGTCTGGAATGGGCAAAGTTTTTGAATTATTAAACCGACTTAATGGTTTAAAAGTTCCTAACCAAGGTTCTGAATTTACAAGAGATTCTGGTATGAACGCTAAAGTAAAGATGGGCGAAAACGTGGTGGTAAAACTTGGCTAAGCGAACAGCAGGTACAGGTTGGGGTAGACACGTCAAAGTTGTTACTGTAGTTGACGATGGTACTTCTGAAGTAGGTACAGATGAGTGGAATGAAGATCTAGATAATAAAGGTATTTTTGGTTTCTCACCAGCTAATGCAACAATAACAATAGCAGGTGATGGCACATTAACACCAACAGACAGTATAGTTGTTTGTGCAGCAAACAGTGGTACATCAGATACAATTACAAAATTAACAAATACAAATACAAATGAATATGACTTCTTATATTTATTTGCAGATACAGGTGACACAATCACATTAACACATACATCAGGTACACCATCAAACGCTGGTGAAGTAGTTCTTCTAGGAGAAGCAAACAAAACACTTGATGAAAAAGTACCAACTATCATAACTAGAAAAGGAAATTTCTGGTATGAATATGGTGGTTCACCAGTAATAGCAGGTACAGGTTTAGACAAAACAGCAGCAACTTTGTCAATTGACAGTACGGTTGCAACTTTAACAGGTTCACAAACATTAGCAAGTAAAACATTAACAAGCCCTGTAATAAATACAGGTGTCTCAGGTTCAGCAATATTAGATAGTGATACAATGTCTGGTGCTAGTGCCACAACACTTTCAAGTTCAGAATCAATTAAAGCATATGTAGATTCTCAAGTAACAGCACAAGATTTGGATACAGCAGGTGATTCTGGTACAGGTGCAATAGACCTAGACAGTCAATCATTAACAGTATCAGGTGGTACAGGTATAACTACAACAGCATCAAACCAAGCAATAACAATTACTGGTGATGTAGGTATAGGAGATAATAAATTATTACAAGCAAATGCAAACGTAGCTGATGATGATTTCTTAAGAATTGATGGAACAAAAGTAGAAGGTAGAACTGCTACACAAGTTAGATCAGATTTAGGTTTAGCTACAAGTGCAACAACAGATACAACAAGTGCAAGTAATGTAACATCAGGCACATTACCATTAGCTCAATTATCAGGTATTACCACAACACAAATATCATCAACTGCTGGAATTACAAGTGGTCAATTAGCAGGTTCTATCGCAAACGCAAAATTAGCAAATTCAACTATAACAGTATCAGATGGTTCTAACTCAACAGCAAGAGCGTTGGGTGATACAATTACATTCAGTGGAACAAGTAATGAAGTAGATGTAGCAGAGAGTAGTGGAACTGTAACAATAGGATTACCAAATAATGTAACTGTTGGTGGAAACTTAACAGTAAATGGAACAACTACAACTGTAAACACATCAACATTATCTGTAGAAGATCCAATAATTAAATTAGCAAATGGTAATAACGCAGCCGACTCTGTTGATATCGGTCTATATGGATTATATGATACAACTGGTTCACAAGATGTTTATGGTGGTATATTCAGAGATGCAAATGATTCAGGTAAATGGAAAATTTTCAAAGACTTACAAGCAGAACCTACAACCACGGTAAACGTAAGTGGAACAGGTTATGCAACAGGTACATTAGTAGCAAATGTTGAAGGTAACGTAACTGGAACAGCAGCAACTGTAACAGATGCAACACAAGCAGGTATACAAACATGTGCAAATCTTACAAGTATAGGAACTATTGCAACAGGTGTGTGGGGAGCAACTGATATAGCAGTAGCACATGGTGGTACAGGTTCATCAACTGCAAGTGATGCTAGAACAGCATTAGGTTTAGCAATAGGTACTAACGTTCAAGCTTATAACGCAAATACAGCTACAACAGCTAACAAAATAAGTGACTTTGCAGCATCAACATCAGCAGAATTAGCAGGGAAAATTTCAGATGAAACAGGTTCAGGGCTTTTAGTCTTTGCAACAAGCCCAGCATTAACTACACCAACAGCAACACAATTAGATATCTTAGCACAAGGAGAATTAAGATTACAAGATGCTAGTGGTGGTCAATATATAGGATTTAAATCACCAACAACAGTAACAAATTATACTTTAACATTACCAGCAGCTGTTGGAGCAGAAGATACAGTATTGAAAATGTCATCAACATCAGGTACATTGGTATGGGGCTCAGCAGGTGGTGGAGCAACAGCAACACATGATTACTCATTACAAGCTTACAATTATTCAGGTGGTGGAGCTAGTGGAACTACAAGATCAGTTTACATTAGACCATTAAAAACCTCTGGTGGTGCCGAAGATACAAACAATGAAGGTGTCTTTGTCAAAATCAAGAAGAACGGAACAGCAGACACAGAAGTGCAGATAGCGTAGGTGTTCTAATAGATGGTAGAATATCTAAGTGGTAATAGAATACAAGGAAGTTCAACACTTAGCACACCAACTAATCAAGGATTAAAAGAAATTGGTAGATACAAAGTTACAGGTTCATCACAAAATACTATATCTGTAAGAGGATTAAATAGTGCAACATCAGGTTCTTTGGCAAATAAAAAACACTTACAAATTATAGGTAGAATACTCCCTGCTGGTTCACAAGATGTTGTAATGAAATTCAATGATCCTTCACATACAGGTACAGCACAAGAATATGCTACAAGAGATTCAAGAGATGGTGCAAGTGATTCTGTAAATGATAGTGGTGATAGTATTACAAATATAAATATGACGGCAGGTCATTCACCAAACAAAGAGTGGTTTTTCATTTTAGATATTTTAAACATATCAAACAAAGAGAAATTCATTATTGGTGATGTTAGTTATATCCATGTTAATAGTTATGGTTCCCCTCCAAAAAGAATGGAATTTACTGGAAAATGGACAAACACATCATCTGCAATAACAAGTATAGATTTTAAAGCTGGAACAAATAATTTTGATGTTGATAGTGAAGTCATTGTTCTTGGTATGGATGATAATGAAGGAACTTCAGGTACTAATTTTTGGAAAAAAATAGGTGGAACTACATTAGGAAGTGCTGGTGATAATATAACGGTAAGTGGTTTAACACAATATAATTATCTATATGTAAATGTAGTAAATCTTCCAACTGGAAATGGAGCAAAAGGTAGAGTTGTTTTTAATGATGAAACAACAGCAAGATATACAATGAGGTATGAAGATTCATACGACACTCTTGCTGATACTGGAAGTAGTGGGGAAGCATCAATTTATGCTTATACAAATAATGATGATGCACATATTATGGGAACTGGAATGTATATTATGAATTTTCCTAGTAGGGAAAAACCTTCTATATGGCAGGCTAGTGATTCAGGTGATACAACTGGAGCTGGAACAAGTGCAACACCGATGCATAGAAAAGGTGTGGGAAAATATAGATCAGCAACAGCAGGGGACGATGATATAACTAAAATTGATATTATTAATCAAGAAAGTGGAGATTTTGACACAGGTTCATTTATAGAGGTATATGGTGCAAATTAAATGGTAGATACTTTACAATTAATAAAAACAGTTGTGGCAGATGGAA